GAAGCCAATGATGAAATCTTTGGAGTCTGTTGAAAAAGCATTTACTGTTGAAAAGGCTCGCGCCGATGAAGCAGTTGCACTTCTTCAAAAAGAACGCGATGAGCGAGCAGATGCTGACGCTATTGCTAAAGCAAAGAATTGGAACAACCTTCCTCTGGAAGCAGAGAAAGTTGGTCCAGCACTTCGTCGTTTATCATTAATCGATGAAGATTTAACGAAGAGTATCGAAGGCATTCTTGAAGCCGTAAATACTCAGGCCAAAACATCAAACCTATTTGCTGAAATTGGAAAGTCTGTTGATTCATCCGCTGTGGGTGCATACGACCGTCTGACTGCATTAGCAAAGGCGGCAGTTGAATCAGGAGTTGCACCTTCATTTGAAGTTGCGATGGCTGATGCCGCACTTGCCAACACAGACCTTTATAAGCAATACCTCACCGAGAAGGGTGCTAAGTAAACATGGCATACGAGATTAATAACTATTCCGTAAGAGCAACCTTCGTTGCGGCTGCGGATTTATCATCTAAACAATATACATTTGTTAAGTTGGATTCCAATGGAAAGGTTGTTGCGGCTGCCGCGGCTACTGATGTACCAATCGGAGTTCTACAAAACAACCCAGTATCAGGTGCGGAAGCATCTGTAACTATCGTAGGCGGAACAAAGATTGTAGCCTCTGCGGCTGCAACACTTGGAACTGCACTAAACTTCGGAACATCTTCTACTGGTAAGGCTGCAACACTTGCTGTTACAGACACCACAAAGTATGTTCTTGGCGTTTATCTTGAGGCACCAGCCGCTGATGGAAACATCGTTGCCGCAGTTATTAACTGCGCTAACCCAACTAGAGCGAACTAAGGAGCCTATCTAACATGCCACAACCAACATTAACAGATTCGCACATTGATGCGATTCTTACAAACATTTCTGTTGCATATATGCAGAAGCAAGAAAACTTTATCGCTGATAAGGTTTTCCCAGTTATCCCTGTCGATAAGAAATCAGATAAGTACTTTGTTTACACAAAGAACGATTGGTTCCGCGATGAGGCACAACGCCGCGCAGATGCAACTGAGTCAGCAGGTTCAGGTTACAACCTAACAACTGGCACATACAATGCAGATGTATTCGCTTTCCATAAGGACATTGGCGACCAGACACTTGCAAACTCAGACGCACCATTGAATCCTCTTCGTGAGGCTTCAGAGTTCGTTACACATCGCTTGCTACTTCGTAAGGAACTTCAGTTCGTAACTGACTTCTTTACAACAGGAGTATGGGCAGACGATGTAACTGGTGTTGCTTCAGCACCATCTTCAGGTCAAACAATTCAATGGTCTAACTACACAACTTCAGACCCAATCAACGACATCGAGGCTGCAAAGTCTGAGGTCCTTGGAAACACAGGACAAGAGCCAAACACTCTAGTTCTTGGTTACGAAGTATTCCGTCAATTAAAGAATCACCCTGACCTAGTTGACCGTATCAAGTACACATCCTCACAAACAATCACAACCGATATGTTGGCAGCAATGTTCGACATTCCTCGCGTTATGGTTGCAAAGGCTGTAAAGGCAACAAACAAAGAAGGCGCATCAGAGGCTTACTCATTTGCTTATGGCAAGGGCGCACTTCTAGCACATGTTGCTACAAATCCTGGAGTTATGACTCCTTCTGCTGGTTATTCATTTAACTGGACAGGCGTTTCAGGCGGTCTTGGTGCCAACATCGGAACTTCATCCTTCCGTATGGAATCAATCAAGGCAACACGCGTTGAAGCAGAAATGTCATTCGACAACAAGGTAATCGGTTCAGACCTCGGTTACTTCTGGGATGGTATCGTCGCTTAATTAAGTCCATAAAGGAGGGGGAGTCACAAATGGCTCTCCCTTCTTTTCTTAGAAAAGGAAAATAAATGCCACAGGTAAATAGACTTACTCGCGGTGAAGCGGCAGTCGGCGCACTACAAATTGGCGACAACGATACTGTTTACGGTATTGAGTTCGGCACAGTAGCAATCGACCCTGCTTCATTAGCAGCAACAACAAGAGCAGCAACAACCTTTACACTAACTGGTGCGGCTACAACAGACATCATTATTGTAAATCCACCTTCAACTCTCAACGATGATTTACTCTTCGTTGGAGCCGCAGTAACAGCGGCAGATACAGTATCCATCTACCTCTACAACCCAACAGCATCGGCGATTGACCAAGCGTCAGCGACCTTCTCATACTGCTGGATTGACACGACTGCGTAAGATGAAAGCAAAAATCCTCAAGAGATTAACAAACGAAAATGGCAAACAACTAGAAATAGGCGACATTGTAGATGTGAGTAAATGGCGTAACACTAAGGCGCTAGTAGGTTCACGCTACATAACTTTCGTAACCGAAGAAGAAACTAAGCAAGAAACCAAGTCTAAAGTCTTAAAAGACGCAGGGACAGAATAAACTAGGAGGGCGACTAGAAATAGTCGCCCTTTCTAGTATAAGGAGTGATAAATGGCAATTCCGGGCAACTTATCTCTTGTAACAGTTACAGGAACATACATCGACATTAGTGGTGTTGCTATTGCTGGACAAGTTAAGTTCACTCCGCGAGCCGTTTTAAGAAATGTTACCTCAAATGTAATTCTTGTGAACAGTACAATCGTTGTAACCCTAGATGCTAACGGAGCCTTTTCTCAACAACTTGTAGCAACAGACGATGCCGATGCCTCTCCAGTAGATTTCACTTACTTTGTAGAAGAAGCATTTGTTGGTGGTCGCTCATTTGATATTCTTCTACCAGCCGCTACCGCAACTGTGGACCTTGCAGATGTTTCTCCAGCCGTAGCAAACGATGGAACTGGCGCACTCTATATTGATGGTGCTGAATTTACTTCTTACTCAAATCGTTTAACTGTTGTAGAAGGCAAAGCCGCCGCAGTAGAAACTTTCCTAGCAACATTACAATCGGGTCTTTCAACTGCTATTACGAATTCAAATAACGCTAGAACATTAGTTAATTCTTACATAACCTCTATTGGTAACATTGGAGATAACGGAATTCTCTATCCTTCAAGGGCGTTCTAAATGTTTGGATTAACGCCTATTCAAATGGTTATTGGTCTTGTTGTAATTACAATAATCGCGTGTTGGTGGGGAGATAGGTAATGGCATTACCGGGCAATATAACTCTCATAACTTTAACTGGACAGTATTTAGATTTCCAAGGAGACCCAATACTTGGACAGGTAAAGATTTATCCTTCCCAAGTTCTTATCGATGCCGCCGCAGATAGAATTATTATCCCGACAGTTCTTACAACTGACTTAACAAATGGTTCTTTTAGTGTTCAAGTTCCAGTAACAAATGACCCTGATGTTTCTCCTTTAAACTATAACTATCTTTTCGAGGAATCTTTTGAAGGTGGAAGAACTTATTTAATCCAACTACCTTCATCCCTTGGTGCCTCTGTTGATATCACAGACCTTAGAACCGACCAAGCACTTGTTGATTATATTCAGCCTGTTGCTTACCAACTATGGCCTCCACTTAAAACAAGAACAGAAACTCAAGAAACTTATTACGCCGCCGCTACTGTTCCAACTACCACTACGCTTCCAATCCCCTCGACATATCAATGGCTCTATCTTTACCTTGATACCTATGCCAGCCTTACCTCGACTTTTGGAACTTATGCAAGTGTAGTTACTCCAAGCCTTAATTTAACTAATGCTCGTATCCAATTAATTTATGACCGTATGACTCGTCTGAACGCTTACACAGCCACTACAACCGACCTTAGAGAGACGACTGACCTCGGAGTGGTATCTCGTACTGGATATAACACACTTGCGGCTAAATATGGCAGTTATCAAAATGTGGCAGCGGCTCATGCAAACTACGGCGCCTTAGCAGCCGCCACTTTCACTTGGACTTATGCTCAAGTAGGAACTCTGATTGGTAACATTGGCAACGCTTTAACAACTACTGATGTTTATTCCTTTACTGGACTAACAGATGTCCTACTAAGTCGCCAAAGAACAATTCAAGGAACTGACTATGGCGCCTTACAAAGAACCTTAGCCACAAACGCTCAGATTGCTAGTAATTTTGCTAATTATGGTTTATTGGCTGTCGCCGAGTTTACAAACCAACTTCGTGATTGGGCTGATAGACTTCGTACTGCGGCTAATAAACCAAATCCGTTATTGACTAGGAGTTACCAATATGGCATTAACTTATAAAGTCTTAGGACAGTCAGCGCCAACGGCGGCGACTCTCACTTCTCTTTATACTGTTCCTTCCGCAACTTATGCCATTATTAACTCTGTGGT